AGGTAAGATTGAAGGAATGTCTGAAAAAGGATTCCGCACGGAGAAGGCTCCTAAGTCTGTTGGTGAGGCAATGACTAAGGCATACAAGGAAAACGTTGAAAAGATCAACGAACTGGTAGGTAAAGGTCAAACGTTCAGCTTGGATGTAAAGGCTCTTTACGACACAACTATCAACGATGACTATTCTGGAAATGTGGCTTTGTCTACATTGGAGCCAGGAGTATCGAAGATCGCAAGACCAAGAATCCGAGTGCGTGACATCGTTAACATGGGTACAACGGCATCTAAGTTCGTAACTTACATTTCACAGACTGCACAAACGTCTGCAACATGGGTGAACGAAGCAGGTGAAAAGGTATCCGGACAACCGGCATACGAAGAGGTGAGCGAAGAGGTTAGAAAGGTTGCAGGAACGATCAAAATTTCTAAGGAAATGTTGGCTGACCTTGCTTTCGTTCAGTCTGAAATCAATTCAGATTTGATGGCATCTGTTGATCAGGCAATCGAAACGGGAATCATTAATGGTGCAATGGGTGGATTGACGGGTATATTGAACGTTGCCCCTGCATTCTCTGCTGGTGGTTTTGCTGCTGCTGTACCTTCTGCTAACTTGGCTGATGTTATCCGTATTGCTGCTGCTCAGATCGAGGCTGCAAACTTCCAAGCAACTCACGTTGTGTTGAACCCTGCGGATGTTGCTGCACTTCAGTTGACTAAGACTTCAACGGGAGAATACACATACCCGATGTTCATGATGGAAATGACAACGATCGCAGGATTGACAATCGTTTCTTCAACAAACATCGCAGCAGGCACTTTCCTTGTAGGTGACTTCACTAAGTGTAACGTAAGAATGCGTGAGGCAATGAACCTTCAGGTAGGTTACGTGAACGATGACTTCCAGCGCAACATGGTGACGATCCTTTGTGAGGCACGTTTGGTTGAGTATGTTAAGAACAACGATGTGGATGCATTCGTTTCTGATTCAATCGCAACTGCAATCGCAGCAATCGATCTTCCATAATAAGAAATAAAGGGGGTGTGTAAATGCCCCCCTTTCAAATTAGCATGTAAAATGGAAAAGAAACCAAGAAGAAAAAAGAAGAATCTCGACATTGATTTGAAGGTTAACAACGCTGATGTGAGCATTGAGCGCACAGAGGATAAGACCGTGATTGATGTGGATTCAAACCTTGTGGATGTTCACTACGAAAAGCAGGGTGATAAGGTGAAGATTGATATTGAAATCGATGACAAAAAGGTCTATGAATTCGTATCAAATGGGGCGTCTAAGCACATGCCAAAGGGGGCAATATTCAAGGTATCCGGAGCAATGTTAAAGCTGTTCATTCAGCGTAAGTTTGGTAAATTAAAAGATTAAGAAATGTACGTTCAGCCGTCCGACTTCCAGAACAAATATCAGTTACATCAGGGGATGTACGATCAGGCAAAGATTCAATCCTATATTGACCGATACGAAAAGCGGTATTTGATTGAATTGCTTGGTCCTAACCTTTATGATGAAATGGTTGCGGATAGTATTTCGAACATTCCACAATCACCGAATTTTAAGTTCATATTCAACCCGTTTCACGTTAACGTCAGCCCATCGACTACGCTTATAAGCGAAGGTATTGAGCAGATGTTGTTGGGGTTCATTTACTTTGAATACGTGAAGGACCTGATCAATCAAATGACACCATTCGGAAACGTTAAACCAATGAGCGAGAACTCAACGGTGGTTTCCGGGAATAGCACAATGATGTACAACCGTTATAACGAAGCGGTGCGTACTTACAGAGCCATACAGATGTACATTAGCTTAAATGCAAGTACAATCGGTAACGGTGAGGCATTGCGTTGTCAGGTGTTAACGGATGGAACGGGATGGACTGAAGACATAAACGATGTGACGGTGACGGGTGGAAATGGTACGGGTGCAACATTCGATGTTCAATTCATATCTAATGGACCAACTTACACCTTGTTTGCAACGATAAAGCAACCTGGTTCGGGTTATTACCTGAACGATGTGGTAACACTTCAGGCGGTGAACAATGATGCAACGGTACGGATCACGGCTATCTCAGGCGGTGACTATTCGCTTTTTAATGGGGTAACGAAACAATATGCATACTGGTTATGACGGATTTGATCAGCACACATATAGGGGAAATAGTCGCAAACATCGATAATATCATTGTCGGTGTTGTAGATAATAACATTGGGAAAAATACCTTTTGCCATACGAAATGGGCGAGGAAAGGAAAGCGAATTCAGAACACGGAAACGCTGTACACCTTTAACATTATCAATGTCGAGGTGGATGAGTACATCGATGCGTTACCCGTAGGTGCTGGGACCTTTCAGTCTGGACCTTATGCATTGCCCGTTCCGTTTTATATTCACGGGACAAAGAAGGCAACGAATAGAGAATGGACCATTTCAACGAACGATCTGACGGCAAAGACACCAATCATTTGGCTACTCGGACCAGTAAGATATACGGCATTTGGTCGTGAAAGTTCGAAGGAATACGAGGCTGATATACGGCTTTTCTTTTTGGATGAAACGGATCCAACGAACTACTATACGGAAGATCATTTAGAGCAAGTAGTGTTCCCTATGGAACAACTCGCAAATGAGTTTCTGAACACGTTGGAAAACGATCCTAACTACCAAACACTTAATCAATGGGAGATCATTGAATTTTCCCGTTTTGGAACGGAGCAAGATAACGGCTTTTTTCAAAACATTTTAGATGCTAATTTGTCAGGGGTGGAATTACGCATGACCTTGACCAGATTTAAAAACAATATTTGTAAATGCTAAAAAATAGAAAAAATGGCAATAGGATGTAATTGTAATGCAGGATTGAGCAACACGGGAAGACCGAATTGTGTTCCAATCCAGTCGGTAACGACAAAACTGATCATGGTTCCGCTTACTGCAAATGACGGTATAAAGAACTATATTGATCTAACTTCACCGCTTCCAACATGGAACGATTTGGTGAATGAGGATGATGCTTCAAAGCGTTGGTTTCCCCTTCCGGTATTCGAAAATGTAGAACTACCAAAAGCGGATTCACAATTCGAAGAGGCAAACTCAGGAAGAATGGTATTCCTTAGACAAGGGAAGCGATCTTTCTCTGGTGAACTATGGGCTGAAGATTCTTCACCTACACTATTGAGCAAACTACAGAATAACAGATGTGTTGATTTCGGTGTTTACATCATTGACACGGCTGGAAACTTGGTAGGTTCAAAGGTGAATGATGCGCTTTATCCAATCCCGGTAGACAATCCATCGTTCGATCCTAAGTACATGTTCGCAACGGATTCGACAACGTCAAAGATCATGGTTGCGTTTGACTTCGATCGTTTGTTCGATGAGGGTACAATGTACATGATCACGGCATCTGAGGCAGGGGTTGACTTCAACGATCTTAACGGATTGCTTGATGTGAACTTTAACAACAATGTAGTAACAGCAGGACAGCTTGTTTCTGACCTTGCTTTGGATTACGGTACTGCATTGAATGCTATCAAATATACGGGTGCTGTTGCAGCTGATTTTGCTATCACTATCAACGGTGTTGCAGGAACGTTCACTTCAGTTCTTGAAGGTCCTGATGGAACATATACCTTTGCATTCTCTGGATCAACAACGGGTGACGATATCGTTATCTCAGTTGATAAAGATGGCTACGTTGGTTCAACTTCATTCACTGCTGCGTAATGGCTTTTGTACAGATCGGGCGGTATTCATTGAATTATCAAATCCTTTCGGAGGTGAAACTATCGGAAGCATATGAAACGTTCAGTAATATTCCGCAAAACGTTGTCAAGGCAGCGTGGGAATCGGTAAATGGCAAGGCTAAACGCAAACCAAAAAAGTAAGTTTTTCTGTAGTAAGAAGAAATGGGGGGTGTTGATTAAATCGCACCCCTCTTTTTTTTACCTTTGTTTTATGGATATCATGGGTACAGAGTTGGGAATGCTTTTGAATCGATCTCGCACGGTCGGAACAGAGTATTTGTGGCGAAAGGTATTCGGGGACAAAGAACTGCAAACGATCATTCTGGATTATATACGCTGGGATCAGCTATATGCTGAAGGTGTTGACGAAGATAACGAGGTGATCGGACTTTATTCAGACTTTACCGAATGGATCAATCCGGAAAAGACAGCAGGAACCCCATACACCCTATATGACACGGGTGATTTCTATGATTCCATGATAATACGGGTAATGGGTAACGCAATTGAAATTGATGCAGACGCAATTAAGACAGATGAAAGCGGAGAAACGACAGATTTATTCAATGAGTATGGTATTGGCATTGTTGGACTTAATGAAGAAAGTAAGGCGAAACTTATCGAAGAACTCAAAGAACGATATAACCGTGAACTATACAGATTACTACAAGGGATTAGATGACATTCCGTTGGATAATTGGGTGAAATGTATGGACGGGGAGATAAAGTTCGTCAGAAAGGCTGAAAATGGCACGGCTGACCATGATGCATTGGTTTGGGAAATGATTTTCGACGAGTACATAGGTGAGTTTGGTCTGGGAGCGGTACAGAAAAAGGTAATGGATGCCATGAAAAAGAAAGCATTGCTTGAATTGGACTACGTTATCACGGGTGATCGGTTCAAACTGACTGAAATAGAGATTGAAATACAGAAATTATCGGGCATTTTGGCGAATGCTGGTAACGGAATAAGCATAAACCAGGCACTTGTGTACATATCCAAATGGTTAGGTACATGGATTAATAGTAAAACGATTACGGCACGAGAATATTTTACGCTTTTGGGCGAATATAATAAAGCAAATAAGTAAAGAATGGCAAAGAAAATAAGCAGTAATGACCTTTTTGAAGGGGATGTATTCGCATCGATAAAGCAATCAGCTGAAGAAACCATTGCGAAACTTCAGGCAATGAATTCGGAGTTGATCGAAATGGCTAAACTGACCAAATCCGGAATCAAAGGAGCCAAGACTGACAGCTCAAAGGGCATTCAGGAGTTCAATAAATTTACCAATGAAGCGAATCAACTGCAAAGGGAAAAGATTGAACTTGAAAAGCAGGAAGCATCTCTTCGTAAAATGGTAGCACAAGCGGAAAACGAAGAACTCAAGACAAAAAAAGCACTTAATGCTGAAGCGGAAAAGGAGGCAAAGGCAAAAGAGAAGGCATTGAAAGCGCAAAAGGATCAGGAATCTGCTTATAAACAACTTGCTGCAAACACGCGTGATCTTAAAAACCAATCGAAGGAATTGGCTGCTCAGATGTTGGTACTTGAAAACGCAGGAAAAAAGAACTCAAAGGAATATCGACAACTTGCAAGTGAGTATAAAAATGTAACGGCTGCTGCTCAAAAGGGTGACCAAGCACTCAAAAAGATTGATTCAACGGTTGGAGATAATTTTAGAAACGTTGGTAATTATAACGGTGCAATCAATAAACTCAGGTCTGGACTTGGTGAGTTAGGACTTGCATTTGGTATTGGTTCTGTTGTTACAAGTGCAGGACAAACCATTGTTGAATTTGATCAAAAGATTGCGGACCTAATTTCAATTACGGGAGCAGGAGGTTCGGATCTTGAATTCTTTAAAGCACAAGCAATTGAATTAGGTAAATCAGTTCAGGGCGGTGCATCTGAGGTGATAGAAGCATATAAATTAATCGGTTCCGCAAAACCTGAATTGTTGGCAAATGCTCAAGCATTGGATTCGGTTACTCAGTCTGCTATTACTTTGAGCCAAGCCTCCGGGATGACATTGCCTGAAGCAGCAACGGCATTGACCGATGCCATGAATCAATTTGGAGCACCAGCGGAAGATGCTGCACGTTTCATCGATTCATTAGCAAATGGTGCATTGTTTGGATCCGCTGAAATACCACAAGTAACAGATGCGCTTTTGAAATTTGGAGCTGTTGCAAATACAGCAAATGTATCGTTGGAAGAATCAACGGGACTGATTGAAGCATTAGCGGAAAAGGGACTGAAAGGAGCAGAAGCAGGAACGGCATTGCGTAATGTAATGTTGAAACTATCGGCTCCAGATGCACTACCAAAAGAGGCAAAAGATAGATTGGAAGCATTAGGTATTTCAATGTCGGATTTGTCGGATACATCGAAACCGTTTTCCAAACGATTGGATGCATTAAAGCCATTATTAAAAGACAATGCTGCGCTTGTTAAAGTATTCGGAACGGAAAATGCAGTTGCTGCTACTAACCTAATCAACAACACCGGAAGGATTGAAGAGTTAACAGCACAGATGCACACGCAAGGCACGGCATCAAAACAAGCTGAAGATCGTACTAAAACACTATCCTTTGCATTTAATGAATTGAAGGAAACATTTAAAGGATATATTTTAGGTTTAAATTCATCATCAGGAGCATCGTCACATTTTGTAGATGCAATTAAATTCTTGTCTAAAAATTTAACAACAATTTTAGATGTTATTGTTTTAGGAATTAAATATTTTGGAATATGGAAAGTGGCTACCTACGGACAAATAATTGCAAATAAATTATTAGCATCTTCTACCGAAAAAACCATGACCTCAATTGGTGATGGATTCAAAAAAATAGGTGAATTTTTAAAAACAAATGCAATATCAATATTTGTAACTGCAATGATTAGTGGTTTTATGAAAATAAAATCAACATTAAATGAATTAAATGCTCCATTTGAAAGAATAAATGATTTGAATGACAATCTTGCATCTATTTCACAAAGATCATCTGAAAAATTAGGTGAAGAAAAAGCACAATTGCAGCTATTAGTTGGACAAATTAAATCGCACAATGCAGGTTCAGAAGAACGTGGTAAATTATTACAACAATTAAATGACAAATATGGTGTTCATCTTGAAAACATAAAGGATGAAACAAAAGCAAATCAATTGCTTGATCAGACACAAAGACAGATCATTGCAAATATGAAAAGTCAGATTTTATTACAAGGAAGACAAGAAGCCTATGTTGAAATAATTAAAGCGGTACAAGCTGCGGAGGATGATTACGCAAAGGCAATTTCATCAAACAGAGCAAAAATCAATAAACTTTCAGATAAAGAAGTCAATGCATGGATTGAAAGGCTTGCAGGTGCAACAAGTTATGGTGATAAATTACGCCAATTATCAATTGCTGAAAAACGAAGATATTTGATAGAAGACAACCTTTCATCAGAGCAATTGAACAAAAAACTTGCATTGGAAGAATTACAGAAAAAAGAACTTGAATTTGAAAAGAAGTTGCAAAATCAGATGAATGCAAACACACAAAGTGTTTCACAGAATTCTGTGTCTGTTGATACAAATACAGGATCAACTGACGATAATTCAGATTCAAAAAAGAAATTGAAAACAGAAATAGATTCAGTTAACGAATCATTATCAAGACAAAATGAGCTACTTGCACAAGTAGACGAAATATCTGCAAAGAATACCATTTTAGATAAACAGAAGGAAATAGATATTGCTTTATCTAATATGATAGCAAAAGCAAAAGAAACTGGCGAAATATTTACAGGTGAACAAGGAACACCAGAACAATTTGGGGAGCAATTTACTGATATTGAAAAACTATTAAATGAAAAATATGATATTGAAATAGAAGCAATCAAAAATCAACAAAAGGAAAAATTAAAACTAATAGAACAAGGATATACAGAAGAATCCAGGAAAGAACGTGAAGAACTAATTAAAAAACGGGATGAATTATTAGCACAAGAAGGTATCACAACTGAAGCAAAGGAAAAGATAGAAGAATCATATCAAAAAGAACTTGAACAAATAAGAATGAATGATCTTCAGCGAAATGCAGATTTTGAATTGGAAAAAATAATTATTGCAGATGAAACTAAAACAAAAATAACTCAAATTGAAAAACAAAAATCAGATGAAATCAATGATATTAATGATCAATTAATCAATGCACAAATTGAGCATGCAAATAAGAGCAATGAAATAATTGCAAAAGAAAGACAATATACTAAAGAAGAACTGCAAAAAATGATGGAAGACCGTAACAAATGGGCACAAATTGTTGCGGATTATTTCATAGAACAATCCAATCGAAAAATAAAGCAAATCGAAAAGGAACAAGCAGCAGCACAAAGCCAATTTGAATACTATAAACAACTCGCAGCGCAGGGAAATATCGATGCCAAAGAATCACTTGCAGAACAGCAAAGGATTATCGATGAGGCGAACATGAAAAAGGAACGTGAATTGAAGCGACAGCAACGGATCAAATTAGCCGAAGCGGTTTATTCAACGTATAATGCGAAAGTTGCTGCAGGATCCGAAAACCCACTACTTGAAACGATCAAAGATGCTACACTATTGCAGCAATTCATCCAATCACTTCCAACCTTTTACGATGGAACTGAAGACACGGGTAAGAATGGAAACGGTGTTGACGGTAAAGGTGGTTTCCACGCTATCCTGCACCCGAATGAAAGGGTTATTCCTAAGTCACTTAATGACCAGATTGGAAGCATGAGCAATGAGGCACTTGCAAAGTTGGCTATGGAATACCAAAATGGTAAAGTACTTCGTTCGGATTCACAACTTGGTTCGGCTTATGAAACGGCTATCCTTGCAGGAAAGATTGATGAATTAAACAACACGATCCGGAATAAGCCTGAAACGAACATCGAATTGGGCGAAATAACGCAGTCAGTAATGAACATAGTAAAGAGTTCAAAGCAAGGAAATACGGTAGTATATAACAGATATAGGATAAGATCATGAGGCACTTTCTAAACGATATTGAAATATCCCCACGAAACAGAACGGAGATCGGAGTCATATCGGACTTTTCCGATAATCCAGAGGTGTTATCTATTAACGTTGATTCGATTATATTGCCACGGGAATCATACGACATTGTGCGGAATCATATTCAATCGGTAGGTTTATTTGAAGGCATCCCGTACCGTGTTGAAATGGCTTCGGGAATATCACTTGAATATTACGTTGACCTGACAGAAAACCCGATCTTCAGAAACTTCGAATGTGAGTTAAAGATAAAAAGGCGACAAGCAAAGGATGCATTCTTTGAACGGGCGAATGGTATTTCATTTGAACTGATGTTGAAAAAGGGAGTAGTGTTTCCGGTCTTCGATGTTCCGTATGTTATCGTTCCTGATGACCAAGTAATAACGGCACTCATCACAGCGGTTACTTTGTTCTCGATGACTCAGGCTTTGATTCAGGCTATTAAGGATCTTGCAACGACAATCAGTCAGGGGATTCAGGCATCAACACCAAACGCTGGCGTACCACCATCAATCGATACTGGTGACATTATTGCATTTGCGTTAAACGTAGCTACTCAGGCAATCTATGTTGCAGGGCTACTTGTTGCGGTTATCAACTTATCGACTAAGTTATTTGAGCTGATATTCCCAAAGGTCCGCAAGTTGAAAGGTATCTATTTGGGTGAGTTATTGACAACGGCATGTGGATATTTAGGTTATGACTTTCAATCGACATTGCTTTCATCCCCTTACACATTGCTTCCCGTTCCGCTGATTAAGAATAGGAAATCCATTTGGGACTACCTTCCCGATCAGTTGGTAAACGATTCCTTCAATAAGGGGGTTCCAAGTTCATCGGATACAACACCTACACTCGGACAACTCATCGAAGCATTGGAAGATACATTTAATGCCCGTACAAAGGTAGTAAATGGGGTTGTTTACTTTGAGCGCAGGGATTATTGGCAGAACATCACAACGAATCAAATGCTCCCTGCAATGGTTCTACAATCGGATCGGGATGACCAATATAGCTACAACATGGAGGAAATGTGGAAAAGATACTACATACATTTTCAGTTAGATCCTATGGACTACCATACAATGGACACGATATACGATTATCATAACGCAGAGTATTCATGTGAACCGGTTAACGTAGTTAATTCGGATTTGGTCAACATCAAAGGTTTAAACGATGTGAATATTCCTTTTGCTATGGGTGCCAGGAAAGACCGTTTAACATGGGTTGAAAAGTTGGTCAAAGGATTATTCCAAGTAATCGACACGTTAACGGGTGTATTCGGTGGCGGTACAAACTTAGTCGGAAAGATTGATGCCCGTATCGGGGTGCTAATGGTATCGGCTGAATTCTTTGGAGTGACTAAATTGCTTTATACAATAGGCGGAAGACAACCGGCAAACTACCTTCAACTACTTTCAGGAACGGCTATGTGGAATCAATACCACTACATAAACCAAATGACCTTGAACGGATGGCAAATAAAAAGTGACGTTCGTATTCGAATCGCAGAGACAGATTTCGTAAATTTGTTAGATAACAATTATGCTGAAATCGATGGCTTACTTTGTGAAATACTACGGGTTGAATGGTTGGATGAGCGTTCATTTGCTCAAATAACGTACAGAATTCCAAGTGATTTTGCAGTCGGTAAGGTATCAACATTAGTAATTGATTAAAAATATGGAAGAACAATTCAATAAAATAGCGGAAAACCTGAAGCAATCAATGGATTCGCTCATGATCTTACAAGCGAAGATGTTTGCCGATATGCCAGACGAATGCAAAGAGAAAATAATCCCTATTCAGGCAGACATTAACGAGGCAATCAACTGCATTAAGTCGGGTGACCTATTAAAAATCAACGAAATATCGCAAAAGTATGCCCGTTATTCTAACAAATAAGACCTTTACGGACCTTTTCGGGGGTTCATCTACGTATTATCAGGTGAATGCTGGGGATTATTGTACAATTGAACTGCAATTCGATACAAATATTCGGGTTTCAACGTTGGACACTCCGATATATTTAGATCCAACAACGAACTCATTGACGGCATCGGCTTTTAATTTCTTAAATGAAGGGTTCAGAGATGGTGACACGGTACGTTTTACACGTTATTCATCAGGCGGTTCGGTACTTTCACAATGGACAACGGGAATTCAGTCACTTACAGCCACGATCATGGATGTGGGAACGATTCTCGGATGGAATACCACAAATGGGGAGTTCATGGTTATCGAGGTTACAACCCGAAACCGTGACGACTTAGATGTGTTTTTTAATCAGGTCCTAAATAGTACGGCAGGAGGTACGTTTTCCCTTATTGATGGCGAACCGACAAGGATAAATTTTCCCGGATTAGATTCCATTGCGGTTGCTGGTTCAGTAAACGGGATAGCAATACCAAACCGATCAGGATCATTTAACGATGCTGCTACTATTACACGACTTGCAAACCCGTCAACGTACACAAAGCGGTATGAACTAACATTGAACGTTTATCAGGGCGGTATCTATGACGCATCATGGTTCAGTTCTGGGGATTGCTTAAAGAACCTTATCAGGTTATCATGGGCATCAGTAGACAACGAACCTTACAACAGATTTGAATACACGTTTAATGACAATGCCGATACGGGATATTTTGAAGAAGGTTATAATTCACAGATTTCGGATGTAACATTAACCAATGGATTCACATCGTTAGACTATGGTGCGGTCACTAACTTCACGGCAATCGTTACGGCATCGGCAGGATATGAAGGTTTGGGTGCTGCATATATTCCGATTGATTCAAACTACTATAAGAATCGAACATTCACACAGCAGGAGTTGACCATGCTTTTGTTCACTCAGGCGGTGACAACATTCCCAACATCGTCAATAACGAATCCAGATGGGGCGGATTACACATTGGAGTTAAACACACCCGTGACGAATGTCGGATTAATCTATACAATAGATGCCAAGTTTACACCTTCAGCAGCGTTCACCACGTTCATGGATGGCAGGGAAATAGGTGATCGCAGGATGATCGTATGGGCGAAATTCGGTAATACAAATACGATTCTTTTTGACGGGCAATCGGAAACGGCAGGAGCAGGAGATCAACTTTTGGTCTTGGAACAGAACATCTTTTTGGACCATTCCGAAAACGTAATAACAGATGTTATTACGGCACTCACTTATGAGGCAGATACCGAAGACGATTTAGCATTCACGGGTGTTATGTTATTCGATAAGAATTCCCAAAAGTACAATAACTTGACGGCTTCAATTGTGGCATATAACACAACTACATTCGAAGAGTTCACGTTAACATCAGCCTTCTGGGACATTGCTTCTATTCCTTTTGTGGGCGGTCAATATGTGATTAATCAAACTATTCCGGTTCAATCTCAGTTACCAACAACATCCGAAAAGCGCAACGCAATTCTTTCTATGGATGGCACTTATGACACAGCAACAGAGTACGGGGTTCGGGTGTATTTCCCTTTCTTACTTCGTTGGGAATATTGGCTCAGTCAGTCGAATGCGAACAATGATTTTTTCCCGAATGACCAAACAAAGAATTGGCATCCGTACGGAAACACGGGAGATTGGACTATTCAATTAAAGTTAAGGTTAACAACAGACGATTTAAACTATGTTTTCCGGGACACAATTACCGATAAGGACTACAACAAGAATTTAGGCGCAATCATTCAGGACATTCAACTTGAAATAGTAAGTACGGGACAAACGGCAGGAGTTATTGCAATAGGTGAAATGATGAAAGTAATCGCAACACATACGCTTGTGGATGGGAGCCAATGGGACTACCCTAATGTGTGGGGAATGATTACATGCGAACCTTATGAGGCATCACAACGTTACATATCGTCAACGGTTATCGATTACGATTTCGATTCGAACAATCCTTTAACTCCATTGTCCGGTGAAACGAAATGTAAAATGACATGGACTGCGCCGAATGTGGTAACTTTGGAATGCTTATTCAACCCGAATTCGATTAACCTGGATAACGGGGTTTCATTCACAACAAAGATAAAAGGGTGTAGCTCTGAGGAACCGATTGACATTTATAAAATGATGACGGATGGGCAATATAAAATGATGAGTGACGGACAATTTAAAAAACTAAGCTAAGATGGCAAATCAAAAAATACATGAATACCTGAACACGGCAACAACGATCGGAGATAACGATTATTA